CAGACTCAGGTGCAGGCCAGACAACAGGCACACGCATAGGCAAGATCCTAGACCAAGTTGCATTTCCATCATCGATGAGGATTATAGATACTGGTTCTACATTATGTCAGGCAGACCCAGCCACAGCGAGATCGAGCCTTTCAGCAATACAGGTTGCAGAATTTACGGAGCAGGGTGCATTCTTCGTCAGAGCAGATGGCTCGGTAGAGTTTAAGGACCGAGCCGATGCAGTGGCTAGCTTGGGCGATACACCTTTAGAGTTTAATCAGACTACAGGCATCCCATACTCAGATCTTCGTTATGCCTTCGATGACAAGCTGATTATTAACAGCGCCACAATGAAGCGCGTAGGTGGCGCAACAGTTACAGCTATCAATGCCTCATCTGTTGCCAAGTACTTCCCTCACGGGATGAACGTAGAAAATCTAGTAGCGCAGACAGACGCTCAGGTTACAGATATTGCCTCGATTTATGTGGCCACTCGTGCAGAGACCACGATCCGCATAGATGCTATGACAGTCGATCTACTTGATCCAGAAGTACCGACTGACACTATTATCGGCCTAGATTATTTTAGGAATTTGACAATTACTAACATCCAGCCCGATAACTCTACAATTGTTAAGACCTTGCAGGTGCAGGGCTTAGCCTGGGATATCACCCCTAACTTTATGAAATGCACAGTCACGACACTTGAACCGATCGTCGAAGGTCTAATCATTGGGAATACAAACTACGGTATAATCGGACAATCCATAATGGGATACTAGGAGATAAAAATGGCAATAGGCTTTCCAGCAGCGACAGGCGACATCTTTACAGCTGCCGACTATAACGGGCTCATCACTTTTACCATCGGTGCAGATAAGACCGTTAATTATACTTTCATACTGGCTGACCAGTATCAAGAACTAATCGTAGTCAATAGCGCTACAGCCAAAGACGTACTGATTCCTACAAATGCCTCAGTGGCCTTTCCGGTTGGCACAGCGATCACCGTCTATAACGAAGGAGCAGGGCTCGTATCACTAAAAGCCGTGACCTCTGGTACTACTACAGTGCAAAGCCGCGGCGCAGCACCTACAATTCCTACCCTTGCAAGTTTCGGCTCAGCCGTCTGCATTAAGATCGCAACCGATATCTGGGCAGTCGCTGGTGGTATTGCATAATGATAGGTGCAATAACCGCTGGCCTATTTGCACGCAAGACCCCAAGCGCTCTTATAATTGATTACCTAGTTGTTGCTGGCGGCGGTGGGGGTGGCAAAGATTTTGACAGCCCTAGAGCTGGAGGTGGCGGTGCAGGTGGCCTTCGCTCAACAGTTACCGCAACAGGTGGTGGTGGTTCTTTAGAAACTACTTTAACTTTATCACCATCAACTAATTACACGGTTACAATTGGCGGCGGCGGCACAGGATCGACAAGCGTTTCACAATTGGCAAGCGTTGGCAACGGAACGAACTCTGTATTTTCATCTATTATTAGTACAGGTGGTGGCGGCGGCGGTCAGGGTTATCGCGGCGTTGCTAATGATGCCAACAATAATGGCGCGGCTGGAGGGTCTGCTGGTGGCTCAGGTCTCAATGAGAGCGGAGGTGCAAGTGTAGCAAGTGTAAATCCATTTCCAACAGGGCAAGGTTTCGCAGGTGGTAGTTCAAACTCCACTGCTGGTTCTAGTGCAGCAGGCGGCGGTGGCGGCGGTGCTGGAGCAGTGGGTGTAAATGCAACTACTACGGGCGTTGGCGGTAATGGCGGAGCAGGTTCTGCATCTTCAATTACAGGTTCTTCAGTAACACGAGGCGGTGGTGGTGGTGGTCAAGCAGTTGGCGGTGCTGGAACACAAGGCAGCGGCGGTTCTGGCGGCGGCGGAGGTGCATCAAAGAGCACAAAAGGCGGAGCAGGTTTTGCAAACTTAGGCGGTGGCGGTGGTGCTGGAACTACCGGTGGCGGTGGCGGCTCAGGTCTAATCATCCTCCGCTATCCCGACAACTACACAATCACTTTAGGCGCAGGAGTAACAGGCACGACACCCGCACCAAGTGGTGGATTTAAGGTAACAACAATAACCGCAGCAGGCAGCGGTAACACAGTGAGTTGGGCATAATGGCACATTACGCATATTTAGATGAAAATAACATTGTTACAGGTGTAATTGTTGGAATAGATGAGACTGAACTTATACAAGGATTAGACACTGAAACCTTTTACGGTAATGCAGCAGGTCAAGTCTGCAAGCGGACTTCATACAATAGCAACATCCGCGGAACTTATGCAGGAATTGGCTATGAATACAATGAAGCCGAGGACATTTTTATCACTCCGCAGCCTTATCCCTCTTGGATAAGAACTGGCTCATTTTGGGAGGCACCAATTCCAATGCCGACAGATGGCGCAAGGTATTTGTGGGATGAAGCGGCGGGTGAGTGGGTTGCTTACGAGTTATAACGGCTATCCAGCCTCTAAGGATCCTGCCGAGATTGGAATAAAATCTTATAAGGTAAAAGGTACGGATCGTAAGTTACGGTGCGCCGAAAGTGTAGGACCACTGCTCGCCTCTTTTGCTGCAGAATTTCATAACTTAATAGAGCCGATAGATGATGGAATCTTTGATGACTGGGGCTATGCTTTCCGTATGATGCGAGGTAGCGAAAAGGTACTTAGCTGCCACAGCTCGGGCACTGCTATAGATCTCAATGCTACTCAGCATCCTCTCGGAGCGGTAGGAACTTTCCCGGCCGAGAAGGTAGCGATGATCCGAGCCCTGGCTAAAAAATACGGCTTAAAGTGGGGCGGCGATTGGAAGCGAAAAGACGAGATGCACTTTGAAGTAACTCTTACGCCAGCCAAAGCGGCAGCGTTAGTTAAGAAATTACGGGAGAAAAAATGAAGCACAAACTAATCAGCGCGGGGATGTCCTACCTACGCGCAGCACTTGCGGCAGTCGTTGCCCTTGCTATATCTGGAGTAACAGATCCTAAAGTGTTAGCCAATGCTTTTATCGCTGGGCTACTTGGTCCAATACTTAAAGCGGTTGATCCAAAGCACACAGAGTACGGAGTCGGGGCAAAATGAGCTGGGCGCTGCAAATTAAAACTACTAACAATACCAAGTATAAAATCGATGTAGTCAATAACCTACTTGGCCTATTGGCAACAGTTAAGCCTGGCGCGGTATGGATCTCCGATTCATTAACAGATCCTAATAACGCTAACGCGCTACGCTTTTGGCAGACAGATAATATTTGGTATATGCAGGGCGGAATAAGTGCCGGACTCGAAGCTGGCGTATATGTGGATAAGGGCTGGGAGTCACCGACAACTATCACGGCTACCTGGGATGCCAATGGCCAAGTATGGACCCAATCAGGTAACGGCGGCTTTGGAATCTTGCCCTGGGATGGCTTCACCGACGGCGGGCTAGTCTCAGTAACTTTTGATGAGGGCGCAGCGGCTAAATAATGGAGATGGCTCAGATGGTAATCGGCGTTACTCTAGGCGCGTGCGCTATTTTGGGGTTACTAGCTGGGTTGCTGCGTAAAACCGTAAAGTATTACCTCTCAGAGCTTAAGCCAGACGGTAACGGCGGGCATAACCTTCACGGCAGAGTAGAGCGGATCGAGGCTAGGGTAGATCGGATATATGAGCTGCTCTTAGAGGATAAATTAAGTAAGTAAAAACTCTGCGAGTCTCTTGCGAAATGTCAGTGGTAGGGCTAATACTAATAACACACACGCCGGGGCTACTAGCGTAGATTCGGCCTTAACAAAGGGCTAGATATGAACAGTTTAGAGTTTTTAGTAGTACTGGCAGTTACAGCTATAGGCGCATTATTTATCTACGCGGCTCATTTTTTCGGATATAAGAAAGGCCGTCGAGAAGGTTACCTTAATGGCCGTGCTGTATCCCAGCGCATAAATCGGGATGGTCATTGAATGGCCTTTGACCTTTCCAACTATTCAACGGTGGCAGAGCGTATAGAGCTCTTCGTTACAGAGCATCCTAATTTTAGAATTGACTCTCAAGTGTGGGATATTATTATTGATGGCTTGGCATATGTGCGAGTCAAGGTATCAATCTATAAAGATGCGCCAGATGATTTTCCCTGGAGTGTGGGCTGGGCGCAAGAAAAGGCCAGTAAGCCTTTTGCCTTAGAATCGTGCGAAACAAGTGCCTATGGTAGGGCTTTAGCTAATGCCAATTACGCAGCCAAGCTCGGCACTGCCAGATCCAGTGTCGAGGAAATGCAAAATATACCGAGCGCAACTGTTTGGGATCTACCTAGTTACACAGCTGCCGGACAAGCCGAACAGTCAGGGATAGTCAGTAATGAATCATCCCAAGATGATAGCGCTGAACGTGTGCCAGAGTGCCGTCACGGATTTATGGTATGGAGTGAAGGCGTGGGTAAAACTACAGGTAAACCCTGGGCCGCTTATCGTTGCAGCGTCACTAATAAAGCCGACCAGTGCCAACCCGCGTGGTATGTCTTATCTAGTAGCGGCAAGTGGAAGGCTCAGGTGTAATGATGGGAGAGATGGAGTTTATCAAGCAAGGCGTAGCTCTTACAATTAAACAAGATGGCGAGGTAGTACTCAGTGACTCGATCGAGTGCGATAAGTGCAACAAATTAACTAATGGCTTAGACGGTAAAGGTTATAGAGATGTAGCCGGTGAGTTAATTCTATGGCTTTGCGTGGAGTGTAAACAATGACTACATATAAACACGAGTGCAGATTATGTAAAAGAGTAACTCAGCAAATAGAGCGCATTATTACAGATAACTTACCGCCTTATGTGAAGGTACTGCAGTGCACTATCTGCGGAGTAATGGGCGTATGCCAGTTAGCAGATAAATAGTGATAGGCATTAAGCTATGGGAATTAACCGAAGCGGATTTATTCTATTACTTGAGGGCTAATTACTTTACAGATCTCAAATTTAGCCCTGATCACTTTGACCGCATAGATGCGCTTACTGACGTACATAAAGCGGTAATAGAGCTTAAATGTAGGCGAGCGCATTACCCTCATATGATGATAGAAAAGGATAAATACCAAGCCCTGATCGAGATGGCTGATCGTCTAGGTTATAAAGCTGCATATCTAAACTCTACGCCTCTTGGTATTTACCTATGGGATATCACTTACCTGCCTATTGAGTGGGATACAGTTGTCCTGCCGGCTAAAAGCTTTGGCCAGACTCTCACATTTACTAATAAAGTAGTCGGGTATCTGCCTATATCGCAGGCTACGCAGTTGGTTTATAGATGAATAGTTATCCACAGGCGTTATCCACAGCCCTACTAAACCTGTGCATAACTAATTAGACACGCCGTATTATGCGCTCAAAGTTATCCACACCATTGACAGGTA